CGTTGATCATAAATGGTCGAAATATAGCGAGTTACCTGACTTCAATGAAACCTGCCTGTTGCTTGACTATTGCGTTGAACCTGACGATCCTTTTGTCAAGTATGCAATCGACCGGGTAGTCAACCACAACTGTCATATTGTGTCGAAATTTGCTGTTTATCATGACGCTTTTGGGGACAAACCCGATCAAGTTCAGGTCATCAATTCTTATGGTGATTGCAAAGTGGACTTGTTTCGTAACGACGCTTCCTCTGATACCTCGTCGGAGATGTACTACATCGTGAGCAGGCAATGGAATCCCGACCCGCTGACCGTCAACATCGATCTCGAGCAGCAAAAGATCGACGAACGAGTTTTGGAGAAGCAGCTGAACACCAAGTGCGTCTGTAAAGCGTCTTATGTCACCAATGCCGAACTTCGTTGGACCAACGATCAGCAACAATTCAATCTATTCAAGAAGCAATTGGCGTTCGATGCGAAAGATTACGACTTTTATGATCTTGATTTCCAAAAGATCCTTGATGATGCCGAGTTGTGCATAGATAAAATCGACGCTACATTGGGTGTTGCCGGCGCTTGCAAAAGTCAACAGATACTCAAGAGTACTTGCGGATTGTGCTCGTTGCTCATCGCACCTATGCGCAAAGTAGTTGACCAACACGGCAAAGTGCGCGATTACTCTGCCGATTCGCGCGCTGTCACATTCGTCAAAGCAATCTCCATTCTAGCAGATACACGACGCGATATCCGTAACGTATTCATCGACGAGATTTTCTTGATCAACCCGTATTATGTCAACATTTACAAATTTCTCCGACCCGACGCGCATTTTCATGCATTGGGTGACGTTTTCCAGATTAAGACCGATTTCCATGGCACCGCCCCAGAATACAGATTCGTCGAGAAGGGCCCTTACCTTAAACATTCCAAACGGGTGCCCGCGTGCTTAGACATGGCAATAGGTAAGTACATACCAGGCTTCGCTGGCAACAAATCCAAGAAAAACCGCATGGAAATGGCCGACGAATTAACACTCGATGCAGTCGGTAAGCACGATCTTGTTGTCTGCCACACTCAAAAAGTCAAAGCCGAACTTAGAGCACTCGGTTTCTACCAAGCACTGACCGCACATGAAGCCATGGGTAGTACGTACCCTAAGGTGCATGTCTACACACACGACATTTCTGAGATCACTCGTGACAAGGCCTCATACGTGTACACCGCAATGTCCCGCACTGCCGGCGACATCGTCTTTTACGGCAACAAAGGGCAAATCGAAGAGTATTTCACCATACTTGGAAGCTCCATAGAGCGCGCTGCTGCGGCACCACAAGTAGATGTCGTGCCACACGGCGACGTCAAAACTGAAGCAGTACTGGAAAGGGAAACCATCGAAGAGCCCAGGCGTGCATTGACTGCGGAGCCGCATGACATATCTTCGATTGTGGAAACATTGGCGAAGATATACCCCGCAAAGAACGAGCACATTGAAGGTTATACCTTACAACGCAGAATCCGTCTGTTACCCGAAATCACAGAACCAACGGCGTTCCTCAAAATTTCCCCCGAATTGTTACAACAACCTAGCATAAAAGTCAACGGTAAAATACTGTATTCCAGACAACTCTTCTGCCAAACCTATCACGGCAAAGATGTTTTCGGCAAAGTTGGCACCGCTATCAAAC